GCTGATTGGTTGTTCCAGAACCAAAGTTCACATAAGAAGAACTTTCATCATCAGCATCATCAACATTCCCGTACCCGTACAGAGTAGCCCAGAAAGAGGATCCGCCTACTCGAATGGATCCAGGAGTAACAGTGGCTTTGGCTGTAATTTCAGTAGGAATCCCAGAAGAAGATACAGTTAAAGTCCCTAAGTTTTCATCATATTCATAATGGATAACGCAAGGAGCATTTCCTGTGTAATACACAGTGTCTGCATTTAATACAGCAGAGTAAAGATTGCTTCCTCCCCCAGTTGCAACATAATCTGTAATTGTTCCTGGAGCAGTTAAAGCATTACCGTTGTATTGCTGATGCCCATCCCAAGAAGCTACGGATAAATGCAAAGCAACAGTCTGGAGATTCCCAGTGTTTCCAGAAGGATTGTAAGGAAGATCTGGAATTTCTGGATCTGCTACAGGTGTTACATTATTTTCATTAATAACAGTAGATCCAAGAGTGAAATAAGTGTAGGCAGGAATAGTTCTGTCAGTTTCCCAGTATTCTTTGGCATGAGAAGCATAGGAAGCTTCTACTGTATTCGTAGAGGATCCAACTTCAGTCTGAGAACCAGTGATGTTCACAGTGATCGGATACATTCCCAGAGTCAGGTACCCAGTAGTAGTAGATTGTTTCTTAGCCCATAAGGGATTATAAAAAGGCATTCTTTTCTCCAATTAAGCAGGAGTAGGTGCAACAGGTTCATCAGGAGTAGGTTCAGGCTCAGGTTCTGGAGGAACAGGAACTGCATTCACAGTGATTGTCCCTGTGGCAGAGGTAGGATCATGAATTTCATCCCCTAAGTAATCCAGAGAATAAGTATGAACTCCTGCATGAGAAGAAATGTAATTCTGTTGGGCAGAAGTAAAAGTAATATGTTCATTAACAGTGAATTCTTTCTTGATGCTCATCCCAGTTTCTTCAAGGAAGAAAACGAAAGTGCCTGTTAAGCTGTCAAACCCATCAGCACCTAATCCTGCAACGGTATAAGTAAGTTCAGGAACTGCTGATCCTGCATACATAGAAACAGGATCAGGAGTAATAGTGATTGTTCTTCCTGCACTGGTAGGATTCTGTCTTTGGTTCATAGATAAAAAAGGCATAGCTATTCCTAATAAAAAAGCTCTAGCCATATTCTACAGCTAGAGCTTGGTTCTTTAAATTAAATATTAAAGATCAAAATACAGGGTTGCATTAGTTGCTCCCCATTTAGTTGAGTACCCGGCACTTCCTTCAATTGCAGTTTTATTCGCAGAAGCAAAGTGAATTTCTGTGATCCCAGTACAAGAGTAAAAAACACTCTTCGCCGCCGTCTCATTCGTATAGGACGTGCCTTTCCCAATGAAGGCGAGCTTTGGGAAATACAGTTTCACCGTCTTGTTGAATGCGTAGGCGAAAGTCCCCTGATTTGCCGCTGTGCCGTTGCAGTAGATGTGCGTGAGCAGAGGGAAATGCACCTCGGTCAGTTTCGAGCAGTTGTTGAACGCATAGTAAAAATTACGGTTGTTCGCACTGTTCGAGGTGACTCCAATGGTTGCTAGTTTTGGGAACGAAACAGAAGCCAGTGCAGTACACCCGTATGCCAAATACTGACAGGCTGTAGTTCCTGAGACTGTGGTCAGCGCAGGAAATGCCAGTGATGCCAAATGGGTGCAGGTTGAAAAGGTGTAGGCGAGAGCTGTTGAAGTACTAATCGTAGTTAAATCAGGAAAAGTTGCTCCTGTAATTCCGCCATTCCGATAGAACTTGTAAGCCAATGCATAAGCAGCTACGCTTTTAATACCATCAAAACTGATTGTCCCTGAGCGGCTTGGAAGATACAATTGCCCACTGGAAAGATTTCCAATAACATCATCCAAAACAACTCCACACTTTTTAGTTTCTAAGGCTTCAACAGCAGTAGCCATCTGGGCAGGAGTATAAGTAGCAGAACCACCATTCTTATCCCTGATTGCATCTGCAATATCAGAGAGATAGGATTCAGTGATGAGAACTTTTGCCATGTGAATCCTCCTTAATAAGTAGTGCTGTCTGCATCAGTAATGGCTGCAATAGCATCATCAACATAACTTGTTGTAGCGATTGTTCCACCATTCGTACTTAGGTTTTTGGATGTCATGATCTGAACCCAAGCACCCCATGTCCCAGTACCACCAGAGCTTGCTTCACGAACATACATATGGTGATCATTCGTTCCCGCTGTCCCAGTGCGCCTGAAATACTGCTGACAAAAGCCCTGTCCTGCCACAGAGTTCGTACGGAGAACGATCATGATGCCGTTCACGCCGACAGGATAGTGATGTGCGCTGGCATTCGCCGAGGAGGTCGAGACGTTGTATACCCCCTGCTCAACAATTGAGTTCAGGTCGATGTTTGCCTTAGCGACAGCTTGAGGGATCCACCCGTTCAAATCCTGATGCTCTGTCAGGAAGCTAGAGGTTGCAGTATTCCAATCTGATACCTCAGAGTGAGTAATAGAAGACTTTGAAGCAAGGGATCCAAGCGTAGGTTTATTCTTGATGAAAGAAACATCAGTAGTATCTGATTCAGTCCAATCAGCTTGTTCCTGAGTGAAAGTTCCGCTACTACCACCGAGGTCATATTCAACCCCATCAATACTAATTTTAGTAAGAGTTGTCATAATAATTTACCTCATGCGGGAGTCGGTGCGTCTGGAGTTGGTGCGGCATTAAATTCCCATTGTAATGTATTTCCGATATTGTTAATAAAATATTGTCTATCTTCTGGTGTAAGAGTTGTAGAACGTCCACCATCAATAGAAAATGTCTTAGAACCAATATTTAAAATACCATCTAAATCTGAATTATTAATTGTTTCAAAGTATAAATTACCGTATACCAACCCTAAAAGATTAATTGCTGAAGAATCATAGGCAGTTGGAGTAATACTGCCACAGGCTGCATAACCATAACTCCCAGAAGCAGAAGCAAAACCAACAATACAAGAATATGGATCAGAAGTATCTCCATAGGATCCAATTGTGATTGTTCCACTGGATCCACTGGATTGAGCAGTCCACTTTGCATACAAAGTTTTATTCGCAGTAATCGGCGTATTGAAATTAAATGCTGTGGTTCCTGTGGAATCTTCATACCATCCGCCAAAATCATAGTCAGTGCGAGACGGATTGGTTGCAGGAGCAGATGCAGTATTCCCACTTGTTACAGTCTGAGTATCATAAATTGTCTGCGTACCATCATTCACCATGAAAATAACAGTGCATGAAGTTCCTGCACTACTATTATCCCAACCATTCAATACAAGAGTCTGCCCTGAAACTGAAATAGTAGGTTTGTTCCTGATATAGTCCATTTCACTGGAATCAGCCTGTTGCCAATCACTCTGGGTGATAAGCACTTTCAGATGATCCAGGAAACGAGACAATCCTGTGAAATCAAGGAAAGCTGAAGGCATATAAGTTTCCTTTAAGCAAACAGGGAATCAATCTGGGCATTGGTAATAGCACCGAACTCAACAGTGCCACTTAAGATATCCCAGTCTTCTCCATTCCAAACGACATTATCGCCTGCATTAATCGGAACAGAGGAATCTGCTGCAACCACGTTATACATGTCACCAGTGCTCTGACCAGAAGTCGGAAGCAGGGAATAAGAATTCACCTGACCTTTGTACTTCACAGCAGCAGAGATATCCGTCTTCAAAGCATAATCAGACAGATCAATGTTCACACCCTTGCTGGTAATCGGAAGAGCAGAACCATTGACCGAAACAGATTCAAGCACATTGACATCTGCACTGGTTTCAATCCCATTCAGCTTGGTGAGCATTGCAGAAGACATCAATCCATTAGCACTGGAAGAAACCACATCATAAGTTGTATCTTCAGCAGGAATACCCAATCCAGTAATATCTGCCTTTGCAACAGCAGTAGCAGCAGTCACATGACCAGTAGCATTGGTCGTGATCTTATACAATCCGGAAGTAACAGCTTTTCCATTCGGATGGGTATAAACAGTGGTTTCGGTACCATTGATTTTAATTGCACCATTGGTAGAAGAGTCTTCAACCTTGGTAGCACCTGCAGTAATTCCAGCAAGCTTGCTGAAATCAGTCTTGCTCAGAAGACCATCCTTGCTAGCAGTGGCAAGATCAATCGTAGTCTCAGGAATAACAACATTTCCAAGAGAAGCTCCTGAAATAGAATTCAGGGTAATGGTTCGGTTGGTAATGCTCAGACTGCCACCTGCAACAGTCTTAATCTTGGAGTCATAATGGGTTAAACCCGGATAATCAAGAAAAACGTCAGACATCTTAATTCCCAAATAAATTATCAATATAAGAGATAGGGATAGAATTCAGTTCGGGGGTATCTCCCTTCTCTCCTTTTTCTCCCTGGATTCCCTGAGGACCTGCTTTGCCTTGGTCTCCTCTTTCACCCTGAGGAATTACAAAATCAAGGACAGCGTTCAATTCTGTCCCTGAATTTACCACACTCGCACTGGATCCTGCTCTTCCTGTGGTCACTGAACCAACAGAAACAGTTGCAGATTTTCCATCCTTGCCGTCTTTTCCAGGATCTCCTTTGGCTCCCTGGATCCCAGGAACCATGATCTCAGCCGTAGCAAGAACAATCTCTTTCTCTACGACTACAACTGGTTCCAGTACTTCAGGGCAAACAGTGACCGAGATCTCTTCCTGAGGGGTGACAATAACAACAGGCAACTGTTTGACAGGGCATCCGCAATCAGACACGAGTCACCTCTTTACTGATGAGAACAGTACCTTCCAGAATCCTCGTAACCTTTCCATCCGCAGAAACAGTCTCAACATCATAAACAGCCTTAACCGCAGGATAATGAGCTGTCACTTCGTTAGGAAACTTGAGAGTGAACTTTCCTTCTTCTGGGTCCAGAACAATCCTTCCGTTCTCAGTGGTCAAGGTATCAATTGCAGTTTCAGAATGCTTGTACTGCCTGATCTGCATCCTCACCTTGAAACCATTCAATTTGATAACGGAATCAGATGAATCTTTCAGAAGAATAGGAAGGAGAATGTCAGCTCCCTGATTAATACAGAAGTCATACCTAGCCATTCTCCTTCTCCCTATCAGTCACCCATCACAGAAACAGAGAAAGCAGTATTTGCTGTCGGCTTAGTTCCGAGAGCGGTCAGCACAATCCTTCCTGCGCTCTGAGAAGTAGCACAGACCTTAGCCAGAGCAATCGCATCAAATGCAGCTTCAGTGGTCGGAGCATTCATCACCACCAGATTCGTAGCAGTAATGGAAGCATCCTGAACAGTCACACTGGAAGCATTCGCAGGCCAGGTAGAACTCACCTTGGTAACAGGAACAGCCGCAGTAATCTCTGCATTAGCAATCGCATTCTGAACGTATGCAGTAGTAGCAACCTTAGTAGAGTTATCTCCTGCGGCAGGAGTCGGGGCAACAGGACTCGTAGTGAAAGTCTTCTTTCCACCGATTTCCTGATTCCCAGTAGTCTTCACGCAATCATCCTGGGCATTGGCAATAGCCGCTGTGACAAAAGCAGTGGAAGCAGCCTTGGTACTGGAATCTCCGGCAGAAGCAGTCGGAACCAGAGGAGAACTATTGAAAGTCTTGGTTCCAGAAATGCTCTGGTTCCCAGTGGTCTTGACCACACCATCCATCAGACCATCAACAGCATCCTGCACAAAAGCAGTAGTAGCAATCTGATCTGTATCCGTACCCTTAGCTGCAGTAGGAGCAGTAGGAACACCCGTAAGATTCGGGGAACGGATAGGAGCATACCCGCTCAGATCCATCAATCCAGAGAGGACATCCCATTCAGTGCCAGTCCAAGCGACATTATCTCCTGCCAGGACATCATGCGTAGCATCCGCATTCTCAATATTCCACACATCGCCAGTGGAATTCCCGGAAGCAGGAAGATCCGAATAATTCTCAACAGACCCCTTGTATGTGAAAACTGTGGTGACATCCAGGTTATCAAGTGCGCCCTTGATTGCATCATCCACAAAAGCAGTGGTTGCAATCTTCGTGCTCTTGTCTCCCGAAGCAGGAGTGGGAGCAGTCGGAGAACCAGTGAAATGAGGACTCTTCAGAGGAGCGTAATCCTTGAGAACATCCCCCACATAATACTTGACCCAACCTGCAACAGCTTCCAGTGAAGCTCCCCCTACGTAGGGAAGATCAATTTCTTCCCTCACTCGGGTCGCATAATTCATAATCGGACTATATTCGTACATTCTTCAATCCTTAAACAGAGGGAGAATAAGCAGGAGCTGCTTCACAGATTGCAATCACCTCTTCTGCAGTCAACTCCCACAGGGGCAGGAAGACAGGATCAAGCTTCTTGTTCCCGATATGCGTATGAGTCTTCACCACCTTCTGGATCTGAAGGGTATGGTCACCCTCTTCCGCAAACACCTTGGTGGTGCAGCAACCAGGCTGGAGCCTGAATCCGTACGGAGTGACAACCGTCTCAGACTTCTGGGAATTCTCTGCAGCGCATCCGCAGATAGAACCGGAGGTATTGCTCTTGACAATGGTCGTGGTAACAGTCTTGGACTGTCCGCTCAGAAGAACAGATCCAGGAACAACAGACTGCTCACCGTCATAAGTAACAATGTAAGAAGTGTCCTCGTTAATATCAAGACACTGATCCAGAGTTGCATAGGATTCTCCTGTGAGAACAGTGAAATCCGTAGCTTCGAGAACATCTTCATAAGTTTCCTGGGTGGTATACACAGGATAATGAGTCCTGTTCTTCACATAGGAGTTTTCTTCTTCGTCTGGCTGGGACCAGTCTGCCTGGGCTTTGTCTTCAAGAACCCTCTGAGCCTTGTTCGCAGCCTTGACAGCCTTTGCTGCGCAGGAACAAGCCTGGTCTGCACTCTCAGAAGCATTTTCCTGAGCCTCCTTAGCCAGTGCTTCAATATTCGCCAAGGAAGTAGCGTCTTCAGCAGCCTGGGCTGCAAGCCTCCTGACCTCTTCAGTATCAGCTTCTACAATCTCAGTATCAGCAACAACAGTCTGCGTATTCTGTGCAATCTGGGTCTTAGCCTGGGAGATCTTGTTCCACAGTTCCTGGGCATCATCCATCTGCCCAGCAAGATCCTTAACCACATCAATGTTGTCCCCGACAGTAACAACATCTTCAATATTGTCGGCAACAATCTTGATATGACCACCACCCCAGAAAGCAGAGTCCTTTCCATCACCGATCAGACCATAATCGATGACATTGTCCACTTCCCTGCCATCCAGGTCAGCGATCAGAACCTCGAACCTGCCCATGTTATCTACGAGCTTCTCAAGGTCATCCAAATTGACCCCAATCCTGAACAGAGTGCTTGCATTGTTCCCGAGAGTCTCAATCGTATTCAGATGAGAGGCAATGGCAGAGGTGGCAGTTTCATACCTGTTCAAAGCATCCCCCAGATTCCTTAAGAACTGGAGGTTCATGTAAACAGTCTTTACGACATAATAGGATTCCCCCAGCATATGATCGACAATCTGCACAGGCTGAGTCGGTCCATAGGGAGGAGGCGGAGGAAATCCAGGAGGAAAACCATTATGAATCATTTGATTAATTCCAAAAAATTGTTTAATCCAGTATATCCAGTATTCTTTTAAATTAAAAATAAATCACACCCAGCCATTCCTTCTGAATTTGGTGTTTGTCTGGGAATAAGTAATTGACACCACATCCTGTTCAGTGGCTTCCTGAAGAATACTTTGGAAAATCGCTAGATGTTTCTGAGCATTCGCCACAGCTTCCTGCGTATTCATATTCGAATACACCTGGTAAGCAACATAAGCCTTCAACGCACCTTCCAGTACAAAGGGAAGGTCGATCTCAGCTTCAAGATTGTCAGGGGTCAGCTCAGGATGTTTCGCCTGGTAATGCACTACAAGGACAGAAGACCTCAAAGGTCTCGGCACTTCCAGGATATTGTATTCAGGAGTGAATACACTCCATGGCTCAATCGGATTATTGAGGGGAAGCTCTGCTCCAACAGTCGTGTTCACAGCCATGACCTTGATGATGTCATCCATGAACGGATTGGCCTCAGTATCAAAAATGTACTTGACCTTATCAGAATCCTTATTGGAGAAAGCGTGTTCTGAAGTGAGATGGTATTTGGTAATGCCATCATACATTTCAAGGTGCAGGCTCTTTTTCTTGAGCAGAAATCTTGAATAGAGCCTGAGCAAAGCTTCATTGATAAAGTGAACAGTAGCAGGAATCTTTTCTTCCTTGATCGCTCCTGTTCCTGACACTCCCCAACTGGTATTAGCCAGTTCTCCGAAAGAGAGTTGTTTCAGGCATTCACTTAAATTCATTTAAACAATATAAGACTCCATACGATTGCCTGGTTCTGGTTCGAATTCATCTTCTTCATAGAAACTCTGACCATTCTGGTTCAGAATCACTCCGCTGTATTCAGCAGGTTTCCATGGTTCCAGATACCCAAGCATGCTAATAGTATCTATGCAGTCATCATGTCCTTTAATTCCATTTTTAGTGGTTAATTTAAGTTCCTGCATAAATGTCCCCATAATTATAGATTCCTTCATCTCAGCAGGAAACTTTATTTTGCCAGCTTTGAACCAAGGCAAAACAATATTAAACCGCATTAATTTATCTACAGTAGGACGGATTCCAGGAGAATTCTTGGTTCTTGCAAAATTAAACCAGATATTCCTCTGCATCATCTCTTTTTCAAGCCAAGGAATGAACCCTCCCTGCTGACCAGTCACTTCAATTCCTACGCTCTGGGGCTTGTATTCCTGAACCAATCTGAACAGATTGTTCACATTCTCATCCATGGTTGTCTTTCCACAGACACCATCCACCCAGAACCAATCCCCATTGGCGTTATAAGCCCACACAGAAATTACTGAATCATCAGCAGTCTGCTTCTTGCTTGTAGCAAAGTCAGTAGTAATGTAGAAGTTGTAATAATCCTTATGGGTCAAGAGATCCATCCTTGAATACCACCTGATCTCAGAATCCTGGACCAGTCTCTCATCATCTGAAGAAATCCTCAGCATCAGCTCCTGATAGAAAGCATTCAGCTTTCCTGTCTTCAGAGCCATGTCATACTGATCCTTCACATACTGATAGCTGAACCGGTCTGTCCAAGCTCCCCTGAATTCCTGGGGGCTGCAAGGAAACTTCTCACAAACAGGCCAGACGTTCACATCCCAAGCTCCTGATTCAACAGCTTCAATCAGAATATCGTTCTTATTGAATGGGGTCCCGTTGAAAATAATCTTTCTTCTGGTTGGATCAAGAGCATGGTTCACACCCTTGTAAACCGTATCCTTGATCAGGTTCATCACAGTCTGGGAATTGCTTGCCTCATCTGAAATCAAATCGTCCAGCACACACAGAACAGGTCTCTTCCCGAAGATCTTTGTGCCACGTAAACCTGTCGTAGCACCGAACAACTTCACTCCCAGCATGTCTCCCCTCTTATTCTTAAACTCCAAATAAGAGTCAGTGAACTTGGCTTCAGGGATCCATTCCTGCAAATAATCACTGTGCGTATACCTGAACTCAATGTTCTTCCTGGCATTCTTCGCACCATTGTCCATGGAATCAGCAATATAAATCATTCCATCGACTTTACCGAACCCAGGGATCTCATGAAACAGAGCCAGATACAAAGTCAGATACTCCATGAATACAGTGGTCTTTCCTGATCCACGGAAGCACAGATTCACTACATACTGGGAATCACTCACTAATTTATCCAGCATAGCCAAGTGAACAGGAGGAGTCTTGTGACTTTCTCCCTCACTTCCATTCACCAGCTTGATAAAATTCATGAATCCCAGTGCAAAAGTAGTGGGAACATACCTGCTTGAATTCAAATAATCGTAGTCTACTTGGTCTAACCAAGCATCCAGCTCTTGTTTCTTAATTGTCATCAGTATCCGTCAGATTCAAGCCCATCAATAGGATTGGCTAAATCCCTTAAATCATTGAAATTTTTGAACCTGTTATACAGCCCGTAACCTATGTCTCCCAAGAACGATGCTGTAGAAAGTGCGGGAATAGCTTTTGGAAGCATTCGTGCTGCCAGAATAGAATTCCCGATGAAACGCCTCGTTGACAGAGGAAGCTTTGAAAAACGCCTTGCATTTTGAGCCAATTCTGCTTTTCTGGCTTGTTTTGCAATTGCCATGCTACTATCAACCATTCCCTGAGTAGCCATTCCATCCGGGCTTGGTTGCCATTGGAGGTGAATATTAAATTGTTCACCCAAGGGCAAAGGTTTTTTCATGGGCAATCCCACATAATTAGCCCCCTTATATACCAAACTGTCGGACAATTGTTTAATTTGCGGGGCTGCAGCTGTAGTTATCGCAGCAGTATTGTCCAAATTTTGGAGCCACGCAGGTTTATCTGGATCAGAAGAAGCAAGCAAGTTGGCAGTTCCTAATACTCCAGCACTTAGACCACTACGGGTCATATTGGCAAGTTCATCCAATCTCTGCATATTTTCAGCAGTCATTGGAATATCTTTCCGAATATTCGGATTAATTAAAATTTTGTAAGGAGGTATCGGCATCCTTGATCACCAGATCCTGTTCAATGACATCTTTTGTATTGGCTCCTCTCTCAATCAATTCCTGTTGTTTCTGAGCCAAAGACACAAGAGCCTTCTTCATATCTTCCAATCCAGAATCTTTCCTCATATCAATATTAATAAGAGGAGCTACTGCATCTGGTTTCTTCAAATGATTAAGAATACTGTCTGCAGCCATAGCCCTCACTCTCTCACTCCTGGCAGTAGTCATCAGTTCCACCTGAGTATTAATAGCTTTCTGATAAGCATCCTGGTTCAATACCCAAGTAGGAACAAGAGTCTGCTCAAGAATCAGATTGACAAGCTTTCCCCTTGCATAAGCAGTGATATAAGAACTCTGGTCCTTTACAGAGACTCCCCTCTGTACAAAACTCTGGTACCTGTCAGGAAATGCCTTGATATAAGCATCCCTGTTAGAGAGTCCCATCAGCTTAAAAGATACATACTTCACTGCATTCAAATATTCATCAGTACCAAACTTTCCTTCCTGAAGAACATAAGAATACCCAATGAAATTCTTCTTGATATTCTCTGCTGCTTCTGGATCACTACTTACATTATTCAGTCTATCCACTAATTCCTGAGTAGCACATTTCTTCAGATTATTTGGAAGACTCTTTTCCAGAAGAGGGAGTGTAATCTGTTCCATAAATATCCTTTAGTCTAAACACAGATATTATATTCAAAGATCCCTGGAATAAATAATCGAGTGCTTTTTGTATCTTTTCCCCAGCATCCTGTCCATATCTGATCCAGGAATAACATCCCATTCAAATTCACTGGCTCCCCTGGTCTTAGCCACTTCTTCACTTATCTTAATTAACTTTCCCCCAGCATATCCTCTTACTCTTGAATCCAAATAAAGAGCAGAGTTCGTAGCAAATAACTTGTTCTCCCTGTCTTTCCTGCATATCACTACAAAAGAGAATCCAACAGGGATACCTTTGTCAAACACCACTATCGCATAATTAAGAGGATTTTCTTCAAATATTCTCCAATATTCCCTCTTCCATTCTTCTTCCTCAGGATATATCTCCTTCTGTGCCTTAAGCATAAAAGGAAGAATCTCATCAATAGCTTTCTTAAAAGAATAAACAAAGTATTTCATACAAATAAAAAAGAGTATTCCTATTTCTAAGAATACTCTCTTTTATATGGGTTCACTTTCGGCTGCCCTGCAGGCGAAGCATATCAATTCCATTGGATCTTGTAAAGGAACCAAGGGAAATCACTAGGGAACCTTTATTGATTCTCTATGTTGTAGAAATGGAAAAGGGAAAAGTCAGAAACAAATGATTTTTTATATGGAAGTAGAGGTGCAGTGGATGGGAGCGGAGCGACCTATCAACAAATCAGTCCCCCCCCCGCTCTTATCTGCAGTACCAGTCCTGCATGTCTGGGCAGGACAAGCATCTCGCTTCTTATTCCAGACATTTCATGGAGTCTATTATGACTACCTCATTCTTCGGGCCCATTGGCCAAGTTGCGTCCGCTGCCTGGACGACCGCTAAGGTCGCAGGCAATACGGCGGTTGTTACGGCGGAAGTGATCAATAAGATCGCTCCGCATATCAATAATACCATTACTCACACTGGCAATGCACTTGTTGCCGGTGCAGAAGTGGTCTCAATTCAGTCGGAAAAGCTCGACTACTCTGCCCAGGAATGGGCAGCTCAGAGTCGGGCTGAGCTTATTGCGTGGAAGGCAGCAAAGGGTATTAAGTAATGCCCTTGCTGCCGATCCTTTCGTAAATAAAAATGGAGGAATAAAGAATAAATAAATAAAAAGAGAATAAAAGCGGTTTCTTAAGATTTCTTCCGTAACAAAAAGAAATTGATCTCTCAAGAAGTAATAAGAGAGATGGACTCTTGCAAAGATGCAAGAGAAAAGGCTGTCATCGGAGAAAGTCAAACCGGTGACAGTCAATTGTTTTGTGGAGGAAGAAATGAAAAAGAAAGAATGAAAAGGCTGAACTGACAGCCTCCTTTTGAGATGAATTCAAAAGGTTAAGCCTGAGAGCATCAGAGTCTCCGTAAGGAGAGGCAAGGACTGCCTTAAAGTCCCGTGTAACGTTCCCATACACGAGAATATGCCGATGATGGGCAGGGAAATATGGTGGTAAACAAAACTATATCCACCCGAAAAGTCATTTTTCGTTAATAAATGACGTGCCTTTAGAGGAGGCTTAAATGCTGATTCGTTGGCTCAACGCTTTCAGAGGAAGAGATATCCCTTTGAGCGATGTCCTGGATCATGAACTTGAACCAGGCAAAAGAGAACGTGCAGCAGAGTGGCTCTCTGAAGGACAGCCATCCTGCATGGGCAGCTGGTGCCATGTAGGTTTGGTCTTCAACAAGACCACAATTGCCAGGAAATTCAAGGGTGATGTGTGGTCATTGGCTTCTACGCCTCACGGAAGGATAGATAGTCTTTATCTCTTCCCAACGCGCAGAAGTCTGAAGAATGGCGACCATTCCGAGTGCTTTATTCGGATGGGCGCTGTTCCTTCGGGCATTGTTCTTTCGGCTAAAAACCTGAAGAAAATGCCAAAAGAATCCTTGGACATTATTTATGCCAAGGCTGATGAATTTAACTTGCCAGTGTATGTTCTCACTGGCAAAGGGGAGTTGAAACTCTTTTACTGATCTAAATACAAAAAGCAGGATTTAAATCTTTTGCCTGCTATATTAATCCTAAAAGATAATTGTCTCTTATTTATGGAGGAAAGAATGTTAAAGGGAATAGTAGTTTTGTCCTGGATCGCAATTTTTATGCTTGCGGTCATCTCATTGGTTTTGATCCTGCTTGAAAATTGGGCAGGTGTGCTGGTTTCGCTGGTGCTTGCACCGGCGATCTGGCTTGCCATGCAAGCCAGTGAAGAAGCTGGTCTCTGATGTTTGAATAGGAGGAAGTTAAATGGCTAAGTCTTTAATGACTTTGTATGAAAGCTCTAAACGTGTTTTCATGGAAGAACATGAAGAGCACGAAGTGCCCACATGGAATGTGGGGTGCTTCATCGGTATGTTGAATAAATTGGTGGGTGGCAATTTTGCTACTCCGATTCGAAAGAGTACGTTCTTCAAACTCCTTCGTAATTGTGAATTTGATGATGTTACGGAGGAACTCATTAAGAGAGTTTGGAAGATTTCTTAATGAGTTTATTCGTTAATCCCTTGGCGAATTCAAATAATTAAGGGAATTAACTCGTAAGTGCTTTCGGCTAATGCCTAGGGTGCTTACGAGTTTTTCTTTGTTCTTTGTTATTCCCTGAAAGATATAGAGAGCATCTGAAGGATGCTCTCGTCAGACTAGATAGTCTGGAAGGATAAGGGAGAACCAGTTATGTGAAGATCTGGTTAAAACTTTACATTCCATGCTTCGACAAGGAGGAAATTATGTCGATGCGTAAGCCTATGATCGTTAATGCTGCTTCCGTGAAAATTGCTGCTGTTTTTGCTCCTGCTGCTATCGCCGCAACTCAGGTCGCAGAATTTGTTGCCCGTCTTCTTGCGGGTGAAACCTCTTTCCTCTGGAATGAGGAAGAATTTTGCACGAATGTGCGGAATGCTGTATTTAGTGGCATTGATATTACCGAAGAACTTCGGGAATTGAATGAAGAGGCTGAACGCCTTCAGTCTAGAGCCGAAAAAGACTTGAAGCTGCAGGAATCTACTTCTTTTATGGATGCGGAATTTGAATTCCGTTCGGCAGACGGTCGGTATTGGATCGACCGTCTTACTGTTCCGGCATGTGATCCGTCTTATGACGCTCACAGACATCTTAGCTATTCAGTAGAGTTTCGGCGCAGTGTGTTGTTGCGCCAAATGGCAGAAGCTTTGGAAGCGTATGCCAACGGTGGCAGTGGTTGGGGGCTTTCTTTGCGGGAATGGTATGACCGAACAAATCCTGAATACGCTGCATACTCTTATCTTAAAGATAGGAAGTGGGTATTTGATTCCCACCATGATTACGATAGTGCATGCATCGACACATTTACCATAATCTTTAAAGATGGGGGTGAATATCAATTTACTTTGGATTGAAACGAATTGAAACAACTGCATTGGTTCTAAGTGGTATATAAATTAGAACCAGTAGTGTTTAATTGTTTTTTAAATGTTGTACTTGGAGGAAATTATGGTAGTCAATCGTTTGTATTCGAATGGTACTCAGGCGTATGTGTTTGAAGAGAATGTTACAGAAAAAGAGATTTCTCAAATATTTTTGAACTGGTGTTTGGGAGAATTCTGGAATAATGAAAAGAAAATCACAATAACAAAAATGCAATTTGGTGATCTACTGTTGTATCGGGCAGACGCATATCATCCTGACGGCTGGAAGGATTTAGGAAACATTATTCCTGTGGTTGTTTCTTTGTCGCAAAAAGAGCGGCAAGAGCGTAGGAAGGAAATTCAGATGCTGCGACAAATTCAAAGTATTACCGATGTGTCTACGGACGCATACGGCAAAGCTTGCACTTTCTCATCTTCGAAACTTCCCACGAAAGTGGTGAAGTTCATTACAGGTGAGAAGTTGCCGAAGAAGTATTCTAAGGCAACATTGATTCCTGAAGAAAGCTGCGAATCCTGGTTTGGATGGGAAAAGACTGAAACAGTCATTGATGCTTTGCGTGGCGAAAGCAGATTAGGAGGTTGGCATTTGTGGACTCCAAACTTGTTTAGGTGAAGCTAAATCGTATTTCTTTTCATTTTGTTGCTGTGTTCAAAGGGGGACTTAAAAAGTTCCCCTTTATTTTTGGAGGGATCATTATGACTACACGTGATAAATTGTTGGCTCAAATTAAAGTTGTGCGCAAACAACTTCAAGAAGCTGACAAAGAGGAGCGTAAGGTTCTTCTTGAAGAGCTTTGTGTGCTTTATGCTCGCTTGGCGACTGCACGTTGATTTTTGATTTCGACCATTTTAGGGAGATTGCCCGAAAGGGCATTCTCCCTTTTTTTATTTTGAATGTCAGTAATAGGTTCTGACATTTTTAAGGAGGTTTTATGAAGATAGTCTTTTGGGGACTAGTCAATGTTCTGTGTTTAGGTATTGGCGCAGGCATTGGCTGGACAGTCATCAATACCCCAGAATGGATGTATGTCATTCTTGGGGCGTTGTTCATTGGTTGTATTTATTTCTTTAAGGAGGAAATGAAATGAAATATAAACCTTACTTGGAATGCGATGAAGCAAAAGAAAACATTGTTCCTATTCCGATGGTAATGAAAAAGCTGGCACGAATTCGAGAGTCAGAGTCGTATTGTGACGATGAATCTTTACAGTTGTTTGGGCATCGCTTGTATGATGCCTTGGATCAGTTTCAGAATATGCAGGGTGGAAAGAAATATATTAATGAGAAGGAGTTTAATTTTCTGCTTAAATTAATTGCTACTGTATATAGAACTGAAACGAACCAATCTTTGACTGATTGTGCTACTTTGGTTGATTTCGTGTATCGTGATGCTTTTTATAAAGCTTATACGGCAAGTGAATTCTATACAAAGAAGGAGGAAACAAAATGAAGACTAGTGAAAATACTACTTTTGAGCAACTTAGCTCGATGTCCTGCGATCAGCTTGTGAAATGTTACGAGCTGTTGCCGGAAGATCTTCAGTGCAGGCTCGCCGAGCTTATCTTCGACGAGTGGGACTGCTTCCCCGAGGATTGCAAGTATTTCTTCTGCGATCAGATGGAGGTGTTCAAAATCCATTATCCGGAGAACAGTCGTATCACTCTCAAAGAAATTATTGAGGAGTGGACGTAATTAAAAGTCCAAACTCGTCTAGCCTTCAACGAGTATAAATAATTGAAGGATAAACAATAAAGCCTCTTGAGTTTCTCAGGGGGCTTTCTTGTTTCAAAGGTGTAAGACAGCCTTTAAATGTCTATTTTTCTTTCAATGACTTTGGAGACAGTCATGAAGATTGAAGATACAAGTGTGATGACCACATTTGCCCGTAAGGGTTCTGAGTGTGCTTACCAGGTTGAAGTGGGTATGTACGTCATGAACCCGTATACGAACGAGAAGAAGTTTGTCTCGTTCAAGAACGGTCAGCTTGGATTTGATGAGACTCACATCACTGCGTCTTCTTCTGAGGAGCAGAAGTACTTGATGCAATGGGCGGTCAATATCGCCAAGGAACTTCCGCAGGGAGAGAACAAGGACTTTGTTGTCGATGTTCCTGGTGAGAACGGTGAGGATGCTATGCACCTCGTCATTCGAATCCATAGCAAAAAAGCAAAAGTTGCGTGGAAAGTGCGCTTCTGATGCCGTCTTTTCAGGGTGGGTAAAACCGCCCTATTTCTTCAATAGCCTTATTTCTGGAGGAAATTATGAAAAAGGCTGAGATGAAAGAACTCCGTAAGGTCAAAACGGAATTTTATCAGTATGCGGTGAGTTGCGAGATCCGCTATGCAAAGCATTCTCGGAATGACTTTGTGAAGAAGTGCTTCTTGAAAGCAGATCCGCAATTTGAAAATAAAGTCGCTCGTCTAGCAGATGAAATTGAAGTTCCGCCTAAGACTGTTGAACGTACGGTGATTGCTGCTGTGTTGCATCAGAACCAGCAGTGGCATTCTGTTGATGCGGCAACGCTATTCGGCATTTTCGCCAATTCTTTGGATTGGGCAGAAGATTCGGATCCCAAGTTTGAGAAATTCCTTGGTTCGAACAACAATCCTTGGCTTGGCTGGAAACATGGCGTGAGCAAGGAAGGAAACAAATTCCTTTGCATCCGGTGCTTCGTTCAGTTGTCCAAAGAAGAGATAGATGCATTGGACAATTTCCAGCATGTCTGGCCTATGCCGGTGATGCCTGACAAGGTTACGCCCTATTCTGATGGACATCTTGTTGTTAAAGAGATTCCTAATTCCAGGAAAGCTGGTCCTAACCTTGGCTGTGCTTGTTATGACCTGGATCGTATGAATCGAGTGGCTTTTGCATTCGATGAGTATGTGTGGAACTTCAAGTATCTCTTTGAAGTCAAGAAGTTTGAAGACACTGAAGAAGGTCGGTCAAGGTTTATGCAGGCTGTGTCTCAGGCTGCATTGAAACTCAAGCGACTCAAGACCATCATTGAAGAATTCAAATCTCATGGTGTGAAGCAGTTTCATTTCACCCATTTTGATGACCAACGTCTTCGTGCGTATTGCAAAGGCTGGCAGGCAAATGAGCAAGGTGACAAAGTGGACAAAGCTTTGCTTTGCTTCGCACAGAAGAAGTTTTTGACCAAGGTTGGCGAAGACGGTCTCAAGATTCATATTGCCAACAGCATTAATCCCAAAGTGACTGTTGATGGAGTCACGAAACGGCTGGACAAGTTTGATTTCGAAACCCGTATCAAGTGGGTGACGGATCATGACTCTGAATTGGAAGCTCTTGCAGCCAAAACGTATGAAAAAGCGGAGTTTCCTGAAGGATTCCGTACCCAGTATGCCGCAGAAGATGCATATGCAGCGGCAGGAGCGATTCATTGGCTCCGTGAACACCAGAAAGGGAACCCGGTTCCTGCAATTGTTCACTTTGATGCTGTGAACCAAGGCTTGCAGTTGCAGGCTATCATGACTTCAGATGATAAAATCATGCGGCAGACCTGCGTCATTGGGCAGGAGAGGCTTGACTTTTATCTCTGGGGCTGCAAAAAGCTTGGCTGGCCAGAAGAATACCGTCCGTTGTTTAAAGATGGTATGAAGCCTGCCATGTATGGCGGAACCCAGGCTGTCATTGATCTGTGGGGTCTGGAAATGTATCAGAAGTTCGTTTCCTTGACCTACACGGAAAATTTGAAGACTTTCCAGCTTATCCGTCAGTTTCCGACCCAGTACAAGGAAAACTGGACTGAGATCTGCTGGACTCTTCCTGATGGAGCAAGAACCAAGGTTCTGCCCAAGAAGAAGTTCCCTTGGACTGCGCACATCTTTGGCTATGAGTTCACAGGCACTTTTGAGAAGTTTGGTGTGCCTAATAACCGGGTTTGCTCGCTTGGACCCAATATTATTCATAGCATTGATGGGTTCATCAAGCGTGAGATGTGTTCTCGCTGTGACTTTGATCCTGATGCCAAGGAACTGGTCAAGCAGTATCTCGCACATCCTTGGAAAGATGTGTGGGATTTCGAACCGCGTGAAAAGGATTTGGAACTCAAGCGTGTTCTTGAGCTTGGCAAGGAGTTCAATTATTACTCCTTCCACATCCTGGATCTGTTGGATGAGCATAACATCTATACGGTTCCTCGTGATGTTTTGGAGTTGTTTGATCGTGAGTTGCCCGAGGATGATTTCCATCTGACCTGCATCCATGATTCGTTTGGATGTCATCCGAATTATTGGATTGACCTGACCCAGCAGTATCGGTACTGCCTGTATCACCTGGGCAAGAGCAACATGCTTCAGCATATTGCCAAGGAGTTGGATATCACTCTTGATATTCCGCACAAGAACGAATATTTGATGGATGAAATTCTGAACGGTAAGTTTGCTCTCTGCTAATTAATAACTTTATTTATAAATATAACTAAAGTTTAATTTAAACCCCTCTTAGGAATAGGAGGGGTTTTTGCTTAATATTTAAAAATTGCGTACGGGAAGTTTGACACGATTTTCTATGGCTTAGGGATTTTAGGGGATCTAGTTGAACAATTTAGGCATCTTAGGAGGTCTAAATGAAATTTGTTTGGCACCTTTAGGGGTGCTAAACGAAGTTTTCTTGAGGACAGTCAGCGCCTTGGGAGAACTAAACGAAAGTCTCTTGGGAAAGAGGAACTCCCAGGATGGCTAATTGAAGTTTAACTAGGCTTAATTGGAGATAGCCATGGAAATTAATGCGCCCACAAGCTACCGCCGTGCTAACGGCAACAGCGACTACACGAAGTCGGAATTCTCGATCCAGATCGGATATGAGAAGGCAAACGAAGAGAAACCTGAGCCAGATCGGGTCACACTGCCCCAGCCGTTGTTCCTGGACAACATGAAGCCGAACACGATCTCAGGCGAAGGAGAGTTCCAGGAATTGCTCTGCTGTGGAAACGACTTGCTTGAGGACATTCTGGACAAGGCAAAAGCAAAACTTGCTCCTGGAGAGTGCAAAGAACTGCCTCTTAAAGTCTGGGTCTACAGGAAGAAGACCAGCCAGGTTGAGAACCACCAGAAAGTCAAAGTGGATCTTGGCTGGTAAGACGAAAGCCCCCAGAGAATTCTGGGGGCAACTAGGAGGATTTATGAAGATTTCAAAGATCTTTAGTGTCATCGGTGCAACAGGAGAAGCTGCAGCCGATGCAATTGGAACTTTGGGAACAGCCATTGGAGCAGGCAAGGATGCTCTGACATCTACGGTAGTCAACTACCAGAAAGAAACTGCTTTGGAAGACGCTAAGAATCGAATTCTTGCAAAAGCCAAGGCAGTCAAGGAACTTGCCAAGGAACTGAACATATCCTTTGAGCAAGCAGAAGAACTCCTGGATCAGGAGTTGGATTCCACGAACTAAGGAGATAGTCATGTGGACATTCGATGATTCCTTTAACGACTGGGACGATTACTCTGAAGAGTCATTCCCGTAAGAATTTCCTCCACTTCCTGAGCATGAAGTAAAACTGCTCATTTAATTTGCTGAGTGAGCGGGCTTGCAGACTGCAGCTGCATTGTTTCCTTCTCCAAAGGCGTCTCCTGAGCATGAGACCATAAACTGCTCCTAAACGCAAATTCGATGGTTCTCGAAGAGCAACTGCGTACTAGCCCCCGCAGCTGAAGATAAGAGGATCCGCTCGGAAGGTATACTGCCGCCCTCAATGCAG